CAACTGTTGTTGACCCAATCCAATTTGACCCTTATGTTCTTAATACATTACCTGGTGGAGGAACAATAACTTTAGAACAATCTAAATTATCTTATCCACAACAATGGGCAACATTAGAAACTGAAGTCGGATTTTCAACAATTCAAAACTTAATTTATAGTGATAGTGGTTCATATATAACCGATTTCTTTATTGATAATAATATTGGATTCACCACTCAAAATATTACATTATGTGCTCCTTTAGTTAAGATGTATGCCACACAAAAATTATATTCTCCAAGTATAACGAGTGATGGTTTTAAACAAACAATTCAAAGTTATTTACAACAAACTGCAAATTTTCAAAATAATTTATTGAATACATTACTAACACAAGTAAGAGAAAAATTACCTAATCAAGACCAATTACCTGAAAAGACTATTAAAAGTGTTATTGATGGACAACAAAGTAAAGTTGAGAATTATGAAGTCTTTAAAGCATTAAATGATAAATGGATTGCCGGTTCCGATTATAAAAGTAAAACATTATTTGAGGACTTTTTATTCTTAGATAGAGCATCAAGAAATATTGGGGATACTATTATTATTGATATTTTTGCTCTTAGAGATGCTTTTGGTGATGTTGAAAATAATAAAGCGTTGAATTTACGTATGAGTGTTTTCACTTTTTTAAGTAGTATGTTGATTAAAAATAAGTTTAACGTCATGCCATTACCTGCATATGTTAACTTCTATAATATTCAAGAAGTTGATGGTACGACAATATCACAAAACGCGGAAGGTTCGTTAAAATTTGCTGATAATATGTGGGGAACATTTTTAGATGTTGACTATAGAAAATCGACACCAAAAATGGTTTGTTTTTATACTGGACTTCCATCACAATATTTGGATTTACCTAAAGGTAATTCTAGATATAGAAATGATGCTTTTGAGATGAGACGAGCTTCGGATAATCCTTTACTCGAAAACCTTGCAGGTAAAAAAGACTATGCGTTGTCAAATAAGTGTGTAGGATTTAATGTTGATTTAGGTGTTAGAAATCAAAATATATTTTATTCTTTTAACGTTTCAATGGATGCTGGTAAAGCAACATCAGAAGCGATAGTGGCTCAATTAGATATGAGCAACCAAGCTAATGGAAGAAATAGTACAACTCAAAATGTTGGTTATTATGAGTACTACAAACAAAGAAGTTATGCTTGTCAGGTTGTTTCTATGGGAAATGCTTTAATTCAACCAACAATGTATTTTAATTTAAGACACGTTCCAATGTTTAATGGTCCTTATTTAATTACAGAGGTTAAACATACTGTACAGCCAGGCACGTTCCAAACTAGTTTTTCGGGTATTAGACAAGGGATATATGATTTACCTGCGATTGATAATTACTTACAAAGTATTAATCAAAATTTATTAACACAGATTGAATCGTTATTAAAAGTTAAAAAAGATAGTACGGTCAGTGAAAGAATTACTGAAATTAATAAAGCGGCTCAAATACAACAAACAGGAAATAATGCCGCTGCAGCAACAAATAGTTGTATTAATGGTTTGGCTTCGGTTTATATTAGTTATGGTGATTTTATAACAGCGTTGGGTACGTCATTAAATCCAACACAATTAGTGGATGCGATTAAAGCAAAGACATCAAACCCTAGATTACAACTTTTAATCTATATGATTTGTTATGTTAGAACATTCAAAGGGAAAATATTTAATGGTTATAATAATAATTATGCCACAATAGAATTAACTAAAGATTATTATAGTAGAAGTGATTATTTTGTTCCTAAAAAAAGTGCCTGTGTTGAAGTTCAAACATTAAATGGTAAAGTTTCTAAACCTATTGCAATTTTCGAATCAATTGATAAGTTTCTTGATTTTATGATTTCATCATTATTAACTGATGTTGATAGAATTTATGGTGATACTGGATTAGGTATTACTAAATATTATGCTTGTTATTGGTCTAACCCTAGTGTTACGGAAGAGTATTTTGATTCAAAAGAAGTGAGTGAGTTTACACAATTAAGTAAAACATTCCAAGATGCATTTAAGAGTGCTGCGGATGCTAAATTAGATGCTTCTGCCACACAAGACCTAAGACTTTCAACCAAAAACACACTCACTCTTAATATAAATATAAATGCTGGAGTAACACCAGTTCCAAATAACTTGAATACTACACCATCACCAACACCTGTTTGTCCTCTTCCAACGATAATTTCATTCTCACCACTAACAGGTACTAAACAAACAATATTAAGTATTGTTGGAACTGACTTAGAACTTACAACTGGTGTGACAATTAATGGTATAACAACTAGTGAATTAACAATTAACGCCAGTACAAATTTAAATGTAATTGTACCAAAAAGTGATACTTTGGTTCCTATGACACAACCAATAGTCTTAAGGACTAAAAATGGTAATGTAATTAGTTCGGGTCAGTTCACTTACAATCCACTCCAAACTGAACCACAACCACCAACATCAGTACCAGGCGTTCCTTTAAATGCCAATACACAACCACAACAAACAGGTCCATTAGTTATGAATGGGTCAATCACATATAATTCTAATGGTAGTACTAATTCGTTATTGGTTACAATTAACCCGGATGCAGGTCTTTGGGATATATTATCAGGTCAAACTGAATGGACTTGGAGAGCAATTAAAAAAGCGGAGGGACCAAACAATACAACATTTGATTTTGTCGTGGCTGAAGGAGAATTCTCAAATGACTTGGCATCTTATGTTAGTTCTAATAAACAATCATTTAGTGTTAATCGTACTGATATTTTAAATATTATAAAACAAACTATGAACGATGATGTTGAATTTAATCAGATATCGTCAGTTGAGTCAAAAATATCTTTATTAGCTTTATCACCAAACGCATTTGCTGACCCCAACAATATAATACCTCCAGCGTTCCAATCATTTACATTCAACATTAACATAATTTAACACATAACCGATATATTTATATTAAAAAGATTTTTATGAGCTTAAAATCAACATTGGACAATTACTTAGGAAAATCAGTTAGATATTCTGAAGAAGATAACGGAGACGGAACTAAACAAGTATGTGATTTAGACACCGGAGATTGTTATACTGTAAGAGAAAGAGACGGCTTAATTGAAAGAGCTGGTCATATGACTACTGCTAATAGACAAGTTAGAGTAGAAACATCAAGAGGTGTTAAACAATTATTAAACGGATAATAATGGCAATAGATAAAAAAATATTAAATGAAATTGAAAGATACAGAAGTATCAATCAATATATTACAGAGCAAGCTGCTCCTGAACCTACAGAGTTAGATGCTTTAATGGCACCAGCTCCTGGTGAAGTTGCTACCCCGCCAGCAACTGGTGAGGTTCCTGCACCTGAAATGGCACAGCCTGCGGTTATCGATGTGGCTAATGACCCTGATGTTGAAAAGGTTGACGAAAAGGGTGAAACCGAAGAAAAAACTGAAACTGAAGAAAGTGGAAGTGAAGAACTTGATGTAACTGATTTGGTTGATTCTCAAAAAAATATTGAGAAAAAACAAGATGATTACTTTGAGAATTTATTTGGTCAAATAAATAAATTGGAATCAAGATTAGGTGAGATGGATGCGATTATGAACAAACTTAACGACCTTGAAACCAAGATTGAAAAGTATAGAGAAAAAACTCCTCAAGAAAAATTGGAGTTAAGAACCTATGATTCATATCCATTTAATCAAAAACTTTCAGATTTCTTTGACGATAAGAAAGAAGATATGGAAAAGACGGGAAAAAATGATTATGTTTTAACTCCTGACCAAGTAACGGATATTAATGTGAATGATATTAAAGGTTCATTCCAACCGTCAAGTAATCCTGATAATAATATGAGATAATCTCGTATTGTATTGGTATTAAATAATTTAAAAGGTCTTGTAATAAAGACCTTTTTTTATTTGACAAAGTGATAAACTTGGCTTATATTTATAGAACACAATTTAAAAATTATACATATGATGAGTTCATTAGACGCCGTATTGGCACAGTACGAAAAATCACAACAAGGTGGGGGCGGGGCCCAAGGTAAAATGTCTCAAGATGAAAGAATGAAAAAGTATTTCGCTTTAATCTTAGGGGACAAAGAAAAATCAGGACAACGAAGAATTCGTATCTTGCCTACAACAGATGGCTCTTCGCCATTCAAAGAGGCTTGGTATCACGAAATTCAAGTAGGTGGACAATGGCAAAAATTCTATGACCCAGGAAAGAATGACAATGAGCGTTCTCCTTTAAACGAGGTTTATGAAGAATTAATGTCAACTGGTAAAGAATCTGATAAAGAATTGGCGAAACAATATAAGTCGCGTAAGTTCTATATCGTAAAAGTAATCGACAGAGACCACGAGGAAGATGGTCCAAAGTTTTGGAGATTCAAGCACAACTACAAAAATGATGGTATCTTGGATAAAATCATTCCAATTTGGAGAAACAAAGGTGATATCACTGACGCTGAAAAAGGTCGTGACCTTATCATCGAATTAACAAAATCAAAAACACCAGCAGGTAAAGAATACACAAGTGTATCAACAATTATGTATGATGACCCAACTGCGGTTCACGAGGAAAAAGAACAAGCAAAAGCTTGGATTGAAAATGAATTAACTTGGTTGGATGTATATTCTAAAAAACCTGTTGATTATCTCGAAGCAATCGCTCGTGGTGAAACACCAAAATGGGATTCAGATAAGGGTGGATATGTTTATGAAAACGCATCTCAAGAAACAACTACTATCGGTGGTAAAAAATCTGCAGAAAAAGTTGAAGAAGTTGACCCACAAGCTGACGCTGAGGTTGATACAGAATTACCTTTCTAATAAACTAAACACATTATGTGTGGTATCGTTATGGTACCACACATAATTTATATTAAGTAATATGGCAATTAAAAAGAACGATTTCAGTTCAGTTAAAAAGAAGTTTTCCACTTCTGCAAAATATAAACCACAAAGTTTTTTTGACTTAGGTCCCGATTTCTTGGATGCTGTTGGATTACCTGGTCCTGCTATTGGACACATAAATATGTTCTTAGGTCACTCAGACACAGGAAAAACGACTGCTTTGGTTAAAACTGCTGTGGATGCTCAGAAAAAAGGTGTACTACCTGTGTTTATTATTACAGAGCAAAAATGGAGTTTTGAACACGCTAAACTTATGGGTTTTGAATGTAATGAAATTATTGATGAGGAAACGGGAGAATTAGACTGGGATGGATTTTATATTTTTAACAATAACTTTAACTACATTGAACAAATTACCGATTATATTAATTCATTGCTTGATGCTCAAGAAAAGGGGGAGTTAGATTATAGTTTATGTATAATGTGGGATAGTGTTGGAAGTGTACCTTGTAAAATGACCTTTGAAGGTCGTGGCGGTAAACAACATAATGCAGCTGCTTTAGCGGATAAAATTGGTATGGGTATTAATCAAAGAATATCAGGTTCTCGTAAATCGGATTCTAAATATGAAAATACTTTAATTATTGTAAACCAACCATGGGTGGAGCTTCCTGATAATCCATTTGGACAACCAAAAATTAAGGCAAAAGGAGGAGAGGCGATTTGGTTAAATTCATCCTTGGTTTTTTTATTTGGAAATCAAAAAGGTGCTGGTACTACTAAAATTACCGCAACTAAAGATAAACGAACTATTAAGTTTGCGTCAAGAACAAAAGTTTCTGTTATGAAGAATCATATTAATGGACTTGGATATGATGATGGTAAGATAATTGTAACCCCACACGGGTTTATTGCTGGTAAAGACTCTACTGAAGAAAAAACTAATATTGAAAAATATAAAAAAGAATATGCTGATTATTGGAAAGATATAATTGGAACTGATGGAGATTTTGATTTAAAAGAAGAAAAAGAAGAAAATTAAAAAAATCATAATAATCATACTTTTACTATTATTATAGATATTTATTTATATGGGAAGAAAAAAAATTGAAGAGGACCAAAAAAAAGTAAAGATTGCGGTCTCTATTGACCCCGAACTACCACAATACTTTAAGGACAAATCAATAAACTTATCTTCCCTTGTTAATAAATTATTAAAAGAATATATTAAAAATGGAAACTAAAGTTTGTTCTAAATGTAAAGAAGAAAAAAAAGTTTGTGAATTTGGTAATTCAAAATCATCTAAAGATGGGTTGTTATATTCTTGTAAAAAATGTAATAATAAAAGAGGTGTTAGTTATCGTAAAAATAATCCTGAAAAAGTTTTAGAATTAACCAGAAATTGGACTAAAAAAAATCCTGAATGGGTTTATAATCGTCACAAGAAATGGAGAGAAAAAAATCCTAATAAATCTAAAGAATTAACAAAAAATTGGTTAAATAATAATCCCGAAAAAAGAAAAGAATATCGGGAAAATTATAAACTAAGAAAACACGAACAAAGAAAAGAACGAAGAAATAGTGACCCTGTTTTTAATTTAATTAATAGGGTGAGATGTAGAATTTGGAAATATATGAGATTAATGGATATTACCAAATCCAACAAAACCTTTGATATTGTGGGGTGTACACCTGAACTTCTAAAAGAGCATTTAGAGAAACAATTTACAGAAGGGATGAGTTGGGAATTGTTTGGACAACATATTCATATTGACCACATCATTCCGTTATCATCAGCAAAAACAGAAGACGAACTTTATAAGTTATGTCATTATACAAATCTTCAACCATTATGGGCTGAAGATAATTTAAAAAAAAGTAACAAGATTTTATAACCCTTTAAATCACACTTGTGATTAAGACATTATTAGTAGACGGAGATAATTTATTTAAAATAGGATTCCACGGAGTTAAAGAATTGTTTAGCGACGGGGAGCACGTGGGTGGTGTTTATCATTTTATAAACACCATTCGCAAATTCCTTGAGGAACATAACCACGATAAGGTAATTGTGTTTTGGGATGGTGATTCTAATTCATCAGTAAGGAAAGCTTTATATCCCCAATATAAAGCCAATAGAAGACAAGATATGAATGAGTATAAGTATGAGTCATATCTAAATCAAAAATCACGAGTTAAGGAATATCTTGAAGAAGTTTTTGTAAGACAGGTTGAGTTAATTAATAACGAAGCCGATGACCTTATTGCTTATTATTGTCAGATGGCAAAGGAC